AAACTTTGATAGATACGTTTCCAATCTTCTGCCAGTACTAATCTATTTTGTCTATCTGTGGTTGACATAATTTTTTTATTTGTATTTATTGGCTATTGTTAAATACCCACTTAATTCAGTAACCCAGCATCTTCATCAAATTTTAATCTTAAATTCTCTGAAATGTTGTAGGTCAAATAGGTCAACTGGCACTCAACTTGAATTCCACTAAGGTATTGGCTAACAGTTACAGCATCTACTTGTACTCTGGGGTCATAGTTAATAATCTCGGTAACATTTTCAGCAACAAAATCCCTATTTGCTGTGGTCAATGGTTCATGCACCATATCCCATATAATGGTGCCGAAATCGGGATCTTCTAGTTTTTCACCTTTACGTATATGAAATAGATTGATAATATCCTGTTTGATCAAAGCAATATCAAACAGTTTAAAATTTGTATTATCAGGATTAACTGTGCTGATTCCTTTGTAAACTCTTTGTTTGGGCTGTACTGTGGCTCGCTGATTGGCTTGTACAGTGACTTGCTTGTATAATTTTTTTTCTTCTGTGGACATACCTATATTTAACCTTTAAAAATCACCAACCACTCTACCTTCTGGATCCACATACACATTAAGATAAAACGGATCTCTAGTATTGGTAGCACTGCTGGAAGGTATTTGTTCTATTGTTGTTCTGTCTGTTTTTGTTGTGGACACATTGTTAGGATTTAAATTTTCATGATGTCCCCAAGGTTCATGTTGAGGCACACGTTTCATTATGTTTCCATCACTTTCGCCAGGATTTGTATGTGTACTCAATGGAGTTGGTGGCGTTTCCACAGCAATGCCATTGTTTAAATTTATCACTCCTCCTGTGTCTAGATTTATATTTCCTGTGGCGTAATGATTTGTTGTGGCCACTGACATGGTTTGAGTATTATTAACTGTGATTGTTTGATTGGTTCCAACTGTGACTGTGTGACTGCCCAGTGTTTCTTCAGTGAGACTGCTTTTTGCTTTTAAATTGATACTTCTGCCTGCTTCTAGATTTATATCTCGATCTGCTTTAAAATTGAAATCTGTTTGAGTGTGCAAACTGATACTGTCTTGTGCAAATATATCAATCTTTCCGTTTGCAGTCATTTCTATCCATGTTGTTCCTTTAGCATTACCGATGTAAATTAAATCTTCTGAATTGTGCATCAATATTTGATGTCCTGTTCTTGTACGCAACCTAATCAACTCATTGAAAGGAATATTTGTTTTTCCACCTTCTTGTTTTTGCTCTTTATCAATATACTCGTATTCTGTATCTTTGGCTTCGCCTTTTCTAATAAACTTATCGTCACCGTCATCCATCACAAATGATGATCCACCCTTACGTTGAAAATGTTTTGCTTTGGTCGGTTTGAACACTTCATCAAAATCTTTATCAACAGGCCCAGGTGTTGTGATTCCAAACACAGATGATGGTGCTTCTCGTCTTGCACTTGACGTTGTTAACCCTCTTGTTTCATCTTCTAGTAATCCTTGATTTTTTAAAATATTTTTGAACGAGTTTTGAACAGGTTTAAGATAATGATTGGCTTCTTTTTTAGGACTGTTTGAATTGTATGCCTTGTTGTATTCTACTACAGGCAACTTTTTATTCATTTCTCCTGCTTCTGTAGAATTATGTAAAACTGTGGATGGTCTACCGTCAGGTAATTGTATATTCATTCCTTCTTGTTGAATGCAACCAAACCAATAAGCCTTTTCGATATTGCCTTCAACAAAAATAACCATCACTCTATTACCAACATCTGGTGGTACAAACCACATACCATAACTGCTTTGACTGTATCTGTAATCTTTGTCATTTTTAACTGCATCCACTGGTGTTACACCATAAAAAGGATTTAGATACTTTGCTCTAATAATTTGTCCTGTTGTAGAAGTTTGTCCGCTTTCTACAGTTTTCAAAAGTTCAACTTTTAAAGCACCTTGAAACTTTGGATCCATTACTGCTCTCACTATGGCTTCATAAGGTCCTGGATTTCTTCTTGGATCTATCTGTTGTGTGGTTCTACTAATTGTTGGCATGTTTGTTCCTTTTAAGCACTTACTCCTGGTCCTGTTAAATCATCTTCAATTCCAAATGCATCATTAGGATCTTGGGGATTAACTTCCATTGCACTTTTATTTTCCACTGCTGGAGCATCTGTGTTTCCTGTTTTCACACGGATCATTTCTATTTCTTGTATAAATTTATTCCCTGCATAAGAACTTCTAACTTTAATTGGATAATAAAACCCACTGAATTCTCCCAGTGTTTGAAGTTCAGTTTCAGATGTTTTTGCTTTGTCTTCTTTTACGTCTGTGAAAGCCATAGATCCGTCACCATCAATATCAATTGGCGTTCTAAAATTTACTTTGGTCAAAACAACTCCAGAAAGGAAGTTGGCATTGGCATCTCCATCCATAAACAATTCTGGTTGATCACTCAAGGAGTAGTAACCTTTTGACACGTAATTGCCTAAGCCTGATTGAGGAACATAATAAGGATCTCCTACGATGTTTAGAGTTAGTTTTACCAAGTCAACATCACTGTTTAGTATTGCTTCGTTAAATTGTCGTGCAAATCTTAATTCTAAAGTTTCTGCATTTCCTCCGTCTCTGCCTCTTGGATCACCAAATCCTATTGCAGGATTAATTGGTGTAAACGAGTTATTTGCTGTACTCATACTTGCATTTTTTTTGTCTCGTTTCACACTGCTATCAGCACTATCTTTGTTATTAGGTGAATTGTTACCAAGATCATTTTGCAATGCTGTAAAAAATGCACTGTTGAATTCCACATTAAAATCAATTACATCCTTGTTTTGTCCTGTGTAAATTATATCATACTGTTTCCTAACCAGATAATCCAGACTGGGAATTCTACTCACTTCATCTGGAGCCATGAATTTATCATCAGGCACTGCGTAAGGCACTATTCTAAACATGATCACTTCTGGATTCATATTGTACTGTTTTTTGATTGCATCATCATTAAACACATATCTTCCAGGAATAATAGTAAACCAATTTATAAGTCCAGTGTCGGACTCTTTTTTTCTTTTCAGTATGCTTTGCCCGTATTCACTACATAAAATTAAATCTTCTATAATTTTTACAATTGATGTTCCTTTTTTAAATGCGATATGTTTGTTATGAAAGTCTATTTTTGCCGACCCTCTAGTATAAGACTTTGTTTTTTTGTCATAATAAGTTAACTTATCTGTGTTGTCATCTGCAAATCCTTTACCAGCATCACTGCTGTTGTTTAAGTAATCTGTAATCATGCGAGACTTTCCAATTACATTAGGATTGTATGCTTCTCCACTAAAACCTTCTTTTGTGCTGTAAGTTAAATTTTTATACAAACTACCAAACGTTTTTGAAACATTAAACCCATATCCTGTAGGATTTAAATCTCCTGTATCAATTTGTACAATTTTGTTGGATTGTTCTGCCCCTCTTTTTATTGCTTCTGAAACATTTTGCTCTTTGTTAGGAAATAAAAAAATATAATCCCTAATTGAGACAGGCTTGGCTTTCTTTCCTATTAATTTTGCAAAAAAACCGGGTTCATTATCTAAATTTTTTTCATTTAAATATTTGGCTAAACTTTGTTCTCCGGAAAATATCATTTCTTCCAATGTTTCGCCTTTGAGTTCGACATCTGTTGGGATAGTTTGATATTGATCAGAAAACGCAATATCGTTGTATATCACCGCTTGTACACTGTAATTAGATATTCCGTTGCTGTTGCTGAAATCAACTTTCATTAACTGTATAGGTAAAACTTTTCTCAATTGACCACGTTCTAACGTGGACAGTTCTTTGTCAACTGCTCCTTTTGTTTCTATGATCAGTGCCATTGGATGTGTTAGGTAATTTGCATCTGGTGTTCCAGCCGCTTGAGCAACTTGCAATTGAAGGTTTGTTAAAAATAATCCCAGACTGAATGGCTCTGCTACATTAAAATTTAATGTTGTACCTTTGGTATGTCCTGTTGTTGGATTTGAATGCACAATTGCATCTATTTCAAGGTTTTCAATATAAAATTCTAATCTACTGCCTTTGTTTAATTGAGTTTCTCTTGACGATCCTCCAGCACTTTTTGCCGCCACATACTTTGGTGGTTGAACCATAATCGTTTCATCTGGGAAGTTTACTTCGTCTAAAGTTAAAGCACACAGAGTAAACACATGATTGGCTGAAGCAAATTTGTGCATTGGATTTTCAATACGAGGCAATGGTTGTGGTTTTACATTCTCACTGTTTGCAAATCCGTCATCTGCAGTTAGAGAACCTCCGTCAACTCTATCAACTATGTTATCAACAAAACCTTCGTTAGCATCTGATAAGACTGAAATTTTTTTTGCGGCAATTTTTTTTGCGGCGTTCTTTGGACCAGAAAATCTGTTGCTTTCAATACTTCCGGCAAATGTTTTTTTGAATTTTTTAGTTTGGGCTTCCGCTTCTTGTCTTGCTCTCAATCCTTTATCATAGACACCCATGTTATATTCCTAGATAATCAAATAATGCTTTTTTTTCTGTGACATAAATTTCTGTACCTGCTGTAAAATCGAACACAGGATCTTTAATTGTATCAAAATTTCTTTGTGCAAATACCCACCACAGTTTAGGAGTTCCGTACAACACATGACTGGCAATATCTGGTCTTTGATGAAATTGAGCTTCTATGGTGTAAGGTAAATCGTATTGCGTTATGGGTACTGGTCTAGGCTGTAAAATATCTAGATAGTCCTCGTTTACTATTGGTGTAATAGCATAAGGCGATGTTTTGCTGTAATTTGACATTAGATAAATCCATCTCCAGATTTCATATATCCGCCTTTAATAAATTTATTAAGACTAAACGTGCTTTGAGTAGTTCTGCTGTATTGTGGAGTGACATTTACTGTAACAATACTGGTGCTCGGTGCCCAACCTGTTGGTCCAGTAGATATGTCTTGGTGTGGTCCATTTGCTTGAAGTGTGCCTTCGCCTAAACTTGTTGAAATATAATCTACATCTTTGGGCATGTCAAATTGGAAACTGTTTATGATGACTGGAACGTTGTTAAAAACAAAATCTCCATAACCATTCAATCTAACAACTGGTGGTGGTTGACCTGCATCTGCATCAATTCCATAATTCATTTTAGTGATACTTCTCAAATAGTGAATACATGCAACCCAATATCTGGCTTCGGCGGCATTTTGCACAAAGAAATCTCCTGTGATGGTCATTTGATCCACTTGACTGTTTTGATATGAGTAGTAAGGATAGTTTGTGTGCACCGGTTGAATG